AATTAAATATTGAATTTGGTTATAGTAGTATGCTTAGTGATTGTGATAATGCTGTAAAACCATTCATAGATTGTTTAGTTAAAAAATATGGGTTTGATGATAGGTATATCATGGAATTAAACATTAAAAAAAAAGTAGTAGAAAAAGGAAAAGAATATATTTTATTTGAAATAAACTAAAAATATATTTGTTTATTAAATTAAATGTATATACATTTGTAAAAACATTATTAATATGAAAATGAAAACTTACAGATTAAAAGATAGTAACGGCAAAGTATTTTGCGTTGTTGCTGATTCGGTTAGAATGGCTTTTATTAAAGCTAAACAAATTACAAACGCTAAAACAATTTACGTATTATGAATTACACAGATTTTTTAGAAAGTAAAAGACATACTTTAGGAGAGTTTGGTTTTGAGCCTAAGTACTTCCCTGAAATAGCTTTTGACTTTCAAAAACACATTATTGAGAAATCAGTAAAAAAGGGTAGAATAGCAGTATTTGCCGATACTGGATTAGGTAAAACACTTATTCAGTTATCAATAGCTAATAATGTTATAAGGCATACTAATAAAAAAGTATTGATTTTAACTCCTTTAGCAGTTGCTTTTCAATTTATTTTAGAGGCTAACAAATTAGGAATTGATGATATCGAATATTCAAAAGACGGTAAGCATAGTAAAAAAATAGTTATTTGTAATTACGAGCGTTTACATTATTTTGATATTAATGATTTTGTAGGTGTTATATTAGATGAAAGTAGTATTTTAAAAAACTTTGACGGTAAAATTAAAAATGCTATTACTTTATTTATTAAAAAAATACCTTATAGATTTTTAAGTACTGCAACGCCTAGCCCTAATGATTTTATAGAATTAGGTACAAGTAGTGAGGCTTTAGGATATATGGGTTATATGGATATGTTGGGTAAGTTTTTTAAAACTAATCAAAATAGTGTAGATTCAAATAATCGTAATATTGGCGAAAAGTTTTATTTAAAACCACACGCTGAAAAAGACTTTTTTGCATGGGTTAATCAATGGTCAATTATGGTTAAAATGCCTAGTGATTTAGGATTTTCAAACGAGCGTTATAATTTACCTAAATTAATTGTAAATAAACATATTGTAGAAAATGATAATTTAATTTCTATTGATTCACAATTACAGTTGTTTAACATTGTTGCTAAAAACTTTCAAGAAATAAGACATGAACAAAAGCAAACAGAGGAAAAAAGATGTGTAAAAGCTGTAGAACTTGCACAAAATAAAACTTCTGTTTATTGGTGTAATACTAATCAGGAAAGTAGCTATCTTAAAAATATGGATAAAGATGCTGTAGAAATTATAGGAAGTCAATCAATAGATAAAAAAGAGGAAATACTTTTAGCTTTTGCAAATGGCGAAATTAAAAGATTAATTACTAAAGCTAAGATGACTTCGATGGGTTTAAACTGGCAGCACTGTAACCATTCTGTATTTTTTCCTACTTGGAGTTATGAGCAATATTATCAAGCTATCCGTAGGTTTTGGCGTTTTGGCCAAACTAAAGATGTAACTATTGATATGGTTATTTCAGATGGGCAAACTAGAGTTTTAGAAACACTACAACAAAAAACAAAAAAAGCTATTGAACTATACGAAAACTTAACAAAAAATGTAAATCAATCATTTGAAAATAAAACAAAAGAATTTAACAAAGAATTAATTAAACCTAAATTTATATAATATGGAAAACAAAGTAAAAGACCAAATCCACACAGATAACTACAGTATTTATAATTCTGACTGTATGTATGTTTTACCTCAAATAGGAACAGAAACAATAGATTTATCTGTTTATAGTCCACCATTTGCAGGGCTTTATAATTATTCAAGTAGTGAAAATGATTTTAGTAATTGTGAAACTAAAGAACAATTTTTAGAACAATATGAATTTTTAGTAGCTGAAATTGCAAGGGTTACAAAAGCTGGTCGTATTACGGCTGTACATTGTACCGATGTATTTGATAATACTTGCCGTTTATGGGATTTCCCACATGAGATTATTGAGATTATTAGAATACATGAGAAGTATGGTTTTGAGTATCGTAACCGTATTACTATTTGGAAAGAGCCTTTAAAAGTTCGTATGCGTACAATGGTGCAAAGTTTAATGCACAAATTTATTGTAGAAGATAGTACAAAATGTTTTACTGCTATGCCTGATTATGTTTTAGTTTTTACTAAAAAAGGCGAAAACAAAGTACCTGTAACACACGAAAAAGGTTTAACTAAATATTTTGGCGAAACTCCAATTTTACCAAATATTTTAAGGGCATGGAATAATGCTAATGAATCAGATTTAAACGAGGCTCAATTATGGGAATATTTAAACACTAAATTTAAAAACCATGACGACCCTAAAAGTAATAAATTAAGTCATTACATTTGGCAAAGATATGCTAGTTCTGTATGGGATGACATTAGAATTGATAATGTTTTACCGTTTAGAGATAGCAAAGAAGAAGATGACGAAAAGCACGTACACCCATTGCAATTAGATGTACTTGATAGAATTATTGAATTATACTCTAATCCTAATGAAATTGTTTTAACTCCTTTTATGGGTGTAGGTAGTGAAGTTTACAGTCCAGTTTCTTTAGGTCGTAAAGCCATCGGTATTGAATTAAAAGATAGTTATTTTAAACAAGCAAAGATTAATTTATCAATGGCTGAGAATAGATTTAAAATTGAATCAACTCAGGAAACTTTATTCTAAATAAAATTTGTTTTATCAAAAAAGTTTTGTATTTTTGCGATAGTTCTTAAAATATAAGTTAACTCTATTGATGCGACCAATAGACAACATAACAAACAAAATGCCCTCAAGGGGTATCAAGCCGTAATATTACGGGTCGCACTTGGTACAACTTGGGGGCTTATTTTTTACAATGAATTATACAAATTTCAAAGTAGACAGAGAGTATGGAGTTTTAGAATTTAGTAACGATTATTGGATTCCAATACAAGACTTTAATTACAAATTAGATGATGGAACTTATCAAATTATTTCACATTTAATGGAGAAAAATTGGTTTAACGATTCTTTATTAAATCAAGTTTTATTGTTTTTAAAATCTGAATTTCCTGAAAATGATTATTCAGAAACTGTTAGATTAAAGAAACAAAGATTAAAAGACTTAAGAGAATTTTTTATTAACTATAATAAAAATAATAACAATGGCTAAATTAGGTTATACTTGGTATCCAAAAGATTGGGGAAACTCTGAAAATGTGTTTGAATTAACATTAATAGAACGTGGTTTATATCGAGAATTAATAGATATGGCTATGTTAAATGATAATAAAACTGAAATCAATATGAAAGTATGGGCAAGGAAGTTTGGGAGCACTGTAGATGAAATTGAAAGCATTTTAATTACTTTACAACACTTAAATTTAATTGTTTGTACTGATATAAATTTATTTATTCCAAGCTGTGAAACTAGGTTAAAATTAGTACGTGGTGGAAGTAATGGAGGTAAAAAAAGTAAGCCTAATACTAAGCCTAATACTAAGCCTACAGATAAGCCTTTTGAAAGCCTTTCTGAAAATAATGTTAAGCCTATAGCGAAGCAAAGAGAAATAGAAAAGAAAATAAAAGAAATAATAATAGAAGATGTTATTTCATACTTTTATGATAATGGTTATTCTGAAGATGCTGCTAAAAAGTTTTTTGAATATTATTCTGTAGCAAGTTGGCAAGATAGCAAAGGAAACAAAGTTAAAAACTGGAAACAAAAAGCACAAGCAGTTTGGTTTAAACCTGAAAATAAAATTACAACTGAAAACAAAGTAGATTTAGATAGTTTATCAAAAGAAGATTATTTAAAAGAACGTAAAAGATTACGTGATGAATACGATAGGAAAACAAGTTTAGATAATTTAGCAAAATAATTATGCAACTAATACCAATAAACGAAAAGAAAATACCATTAGTAAAAGAATGGCAAACATCAACTATTAAGCATGAACTTAATGGATATGGTGTTGGATTAGTATGTGGTTTTGATAATATTGAGGCTATTGATATTGATTTAAAATATGATTTAACTGGTAAGTTATTTGAAAATTACAAAAGAGCAATTAATAATATTGATAAAAAATTATTAAATAAGCTAGTAGTTCAAAAGACAGTTTCAGGTGGTTATCATTTTATTTACAAGTGTTCTAAAATAGATGGCAATAAAAAATTAGCTAACAGATATGCTAATGAAGATGAAAAATTAAAAGGCGAAAAGGTAAAAGTTTTAATAGAAACTCGTGGAATAGGTGGTTATATTGCAATAGTACCTACTCCAAAGTATGAGTTAATACATGGTAGTTTTGATAGTATTAACGAAATTACTGAAAATGAACGTGATATTTTAATGACTTGCGCTCGTGAATTTAATGAAGTTTATGCTGAGCCTCAAATAGTTAAGTTAAATAATCAAGTTAAATTATCAGGATTAACTCCTTTTGAAGATTATAATAATCGTGGAGACATTGTTGGTTTATTAGAATCTCATGGATGGAAAGTAGTAGGTAATAAAAATAGTAAAATATTATTTAAAAGACCTGGGCAATCTACTGCAAATCATTCAGGAAACTTTGATACTGAAAAACGTTGGTTTTCTGTTTTTACAACATCTTCAGAATTTGAAACTGAGAAAGCATATTTGCCATATTCAGTTTATGCCAAATTAGAATGTAATGATGACTTTTCAGAAACGTCTAGAAGATTATACAAAGAAGGTTTTGGAGATAGATTTGAGCCTATAAAAAAAGAACAAGATTATTCAAAAATAAATTTAGATGATAATGATTATAGTTTTTTAGCTACTGAAAATGATTATGATAACTATTTACAACAATGGAGAAATGGAACGTTTAAAAAAGGTTTAAGTACTGGGATACCCGATTTAGATAAACATTTTCTTTTTAAAGAGGGTAATTTAGTTATAATAAATGGTATTGATAACGTTGGTAAATCTACTGTTATTTGGTATTTATCTTTATTATCTGCAATATTGCATGGATGGAAATGGATTATTTTTTCATCTGAAAACTCTGTAGGCTCATTTATGAGAAAAATGATTGAGTTTTATTGGTGTGAACCTATTGATAAAATTAACGACATTAAGTATAAAAAAGCTAAAGATTTTATTAATACACATTTTAAAATAATACTTTCAAATGATGAACTTTACACTTACAAAGATGTTTTAAATATGACTAAAAAAACATTAAAGTTAGGTAAGTATCATGGATTATTAATTGACCCTTATAATTCATTAGCCGAAGATTTAAACGTTAATCCGCATTCATATCACTACAAAGCAATTTCAGAAATTAAACTATTTACTAAACAAACTGGAATATCTGTTTATATTAACTGCCACGTTGTTACTGTTTCAACTCGTACATTAGCAGGGGAAAAACATATTAAAGCACCAAAAAAAGGAGATACAGAGGGCGGTGGTAAATTTGCAAATAAAGCGGATGATTTTTTAACAATACATAGAGAGGTTGCTAATCCTGATAGGTGGATGTTAACTGAAATTCATGTTAGAAAAATTAAAGAAACTGAAACTGGCGGTAAAGTTACTGGTGTTGATAATCCAGTAATAATACAAGCGGCTAATAATTTAACTGGATATATTGATGAACTTGGTTTATATAATCCTATAAAAGTTTATCATGATAGGAATGGAACTAAATATGAATCATTTGAAACAAACACACTACAACAAAACAACGACTTTTTAAGTCAAAAAGATTTGATAATTAATAATTTAGATAACCCTTTTTAAGATGAAAAAACATAAACAAACAATACTATCTTTAATTATAGGTATAATAGGAAGTATATTAATAACAGCTTATATTCAAGGAACTTTTGATATTACACAATATACAAAAGAAACAAAAGTAGTACAATTATTACTATTACTTGCAAGTCAATTTTTTTCTAATATGATAATTTATATGCCTAGATAAAACTATGAACGAACAATTACAAATAAAGCAAGATAGTATGTTAATCCTAACAAGCCTTAATACTATTTTAGATAGCGAACTAACTAGACATATTGGCGAATTTAAACACGAAAATAAAAAGGTTTATAATGAGTTATGTAAACTAACAAGTCAACTAGCTAACTATACAGAAACAGAGTTAACAGATGAAGTTAAACAAGCTGTAGAACAATTTAGCGGATACTTTCACGAACTCATAACAGACTTAAACAACCATTCATTTAACAAAAATCAATTAAGTATTACAGTCGCTTTGTGCTTTGCTTTAGCTGAAGTCTATTACAAATACGTTGCTACTGATAACTTTAAACATAAAATACTATTTGAACAAATAGCTAATAATGCTAGGTTATTTGCTAAACTTAACATTAACTCTTACAATGCTTTGAAGTATTCTGAGTTTTTTAAGGAGTTTACAATAACATTAATTGAACGTAAGGAGTTTGAATTTGATAGGAATGATATATTAAATTAAAATAATTGTATTGATATTCAATAAGTTATAAAATATTTTATATTTACATTTGTATATACAAAATAAGTGTGTATATTTGTATCAACAAAAACAAATAACAATGGAAAATTTAACTTTATCAACTGGACAAACAAAAGAACAAATTAAAGAAATAATGACTGTTTTAACTATTGAATTTATGAGATTAGGATTTAAACAAGAAGTAGCTGTTAAAATGACAAAAGAAACAATATTAAAAAATTATAATATTTTTAAATAATGGGAAGTTATATTATTAAATATTGCGAATTAGTTAAGGATGAAAACTTAACTGATTTGTATATTTTAGATAAATTTTTAAAAGAAATTATGGAAGAAATAGATGCTATAAAACCTTTTATTGATGAAATTAAAAAAGATGGTACA